GAACTGTCTTTGTTAGTGACGTCTACTGATTCATTGTTGACTGTAAGACTTGTTGATCTTAAGCCTGCTATTGTTGTGAAAGTTTCAGGTGAACCTGCGTTACCCACTTTCATAAGCATTGCACTACCTTTTTGTGCTGCCATATTTATACTCCAATTGAGAAAGCATTAGTTATTTACTTTCTAATTAAACAAGCCAACTGGCATCCAATTTTATTAGTAACAGCTAGTTAAGAAGTTCCTAATATTATGGCTCGGAATCGCATGACTCCGTGCCTAGTAATCCCATCAGGGTCTACTAAAACATCACCAAATTCAAACCTTAGATTAACTAAGTTAAATCCAGTAACACTTAAACTGTAATCATGCAGTAAATCGTGAATCCTGTCCATGATTTGTTTAGTTTCTTTACTGCCTTTGTACTGTGACCATATATCTAAATTGATTGTATATTCACTACCATCTACGTCTTTTGTAGAATAATCTATAGAACCATCCCTTCCCATAGATACAAAAGGATAGCTGTTACCCTCTTGCACTTCATCATATATACCTGCACTTAAAGTATTCGTAAGGTTAGAGTCTCCGTTTAACCTAGAGTAGATAGCACTTTGTATAGCGAATTGTCCTAATGCCATTAGTCTACATACCCTCCCTTCTTAAATATTCTTTTGATCTTAGGTCTGTTTCTTTCCAAAGCAGGCTGCATAAAAGGTCTAGGGTCTATAGTAGATGTGCCAAACTCTAAATAAGGTGCGTATGGTGCAGATGCCACTATTTGTCCTATAACTGTAGTTCCTTGCTGTTTTACGCTAGAGGTAATATTACTTACCAAGAATCCTGTATCAGATGCAGGTGGCTCGCCTTTAGCTGATGCTGTATGTTGTCTTCTAGGATTGTACTTTTGATAAGTGATACCAGTACCACCTTTCATAATACTTTGTTTAGCATGACCTTCTACTATCGTGGTTGATCTTTGTACTAACTGTTTAAGATGTTTTTCAGGGTTATCAACCATACGTTTCTTAAGTTTCTTTTGAAACCCTTGTAGATTCTGTATGCCACTCTTAGCCATTATCCTGCTACTCCACGTTCACATTCAACTTCTAGATATCTGTTTCTATTATCTAAATTCTTTATGTATTTGATGTTGTAGTTGTCACTATCGTAACGTATGCGGTAATTAGTACCTATATCCCTTCTGTAACGTATCGTAAAGATATGAGTTGTCTTTTCCTGTACTTGACCTTGCCTAAGCGTTTCATTGCCCCTAGTGGTCTCTATATTAGCGTACAGGTTAGATAGCGTTGTGTAGGCTTCTGTTATACCACCGCCTGCATCTCTAGTATTTGTGGGTTTTTGCAATTCTATCTCAAATCGCATTTTGCCTATACTCATTAGCCTAATGACATTAATGAACTTGAACCAAGACCACCATGTATGACGTAAGGTGCATACAAACTTTTCATAAGTGTAGGTGCGCCCTGTGCCTCGTACATATCACCCCTATGCTCATACATATAAGCGATGTGCTGCAACATACCTAATCTTATCGGTTCAGGTATAGCATAAGCAGTTGTATAGCCTGCTACATAAACAACCTCTATGGCATTGGCTACTCTTAGTGCTGTAGGAAATGTTTCTCCAGTTCTAAGTACGATTCTTGCAGGCTCTCTTTGAGTATCTACATAATACTTAGAAGCTGACATAGTTGTAGCAGTATCGCTATCGTTATAAGTTTTAACAGACGTAACACTAATTACAGGTGACTTAGGTAAAACAACGTAGTTCTTGTAGTAGTTAATATCAGGTGCAGTTCTCATGCCTTCCCATAGAGGACTCTCTGTATCTAGTGCAGTGTCTATTGTAAGAGTAAAGGTCTGTTGCATTAAGGCTCTGTTCATGTGTTCTTCTGCAAACTGCCTTGCTGCAATGATTAAAGGCTGTACTACTCTTTCATCTGTAGCATCATCAACCCTAAGATACTCTTTGACCTCTTGTAGAGATAAAGGCTCTGCTGTGGGTTCTGTGGTTACTTTTATTCCTGCCATTACACTAATGCTCCAAATATGCCTGATGTTATAGCAACACCATATAATCCCCAAATAAGGTATTCCATACGAACGAATCTGCTAGAACCTGACTCTAACCTCTTTTCAAGGTTTTCGTACCTTATAGCGCAAATCTGTTCGTGCAGTTCTAAAGCACTGACATTACTGCTTGGTTTTTTCTCCTGATTCATCTACAACCTCTGCTTCCTCAACCTCAGTTTCTTCTTCGGTTTTGTTGATCTCGTTATCTAATATCCATTTCTTTCTGCGTTCTGTATTATTAGCATTGTCATCAATATCAAGTTGCACTTTTATCAATGAACCTTGTAACTGACCTAAATCTCTTTGGTAATCTAGCAATCTAGCAAACTGTATCTTTCCTTGATCAGAAAATGTGTTCGCATTTACTTCAACTACCTCGCCATCTTTCTCATAACTGAACGTAGGTGTAGGGTTTTCGTTTGAATTATCTTTGGTATCTACCATGTCTTTCTCCTAAGTTAAAAATATAATCATAGCATACTGGCTTCATTTGCACTCTTTTTTGCAGCCTTAACTGCATCTGTCCAAACTGCTGTAGCGATTGCTTGTACTTCTGTAGACTCACCAGATATATCTGTGTCTGTGTGTGTAAATGTACCATCTTCGTTTTCTGTAGTTTTTATACACTCTACTGTATGTCTATGAAAAGACCTTGTTAATTCCACACCATCTTCTTTGATAACTGTAGCGGAACGTACTGTGATTGTTTTGTAGTCTCCTACAACTTCTATTTTATCTTCTTCTATTGTTTTTGTTATTGCCATTTTTTTCTCTTTTTCCGTGCCTATCTCCGATAGACATAATTGTTAAACACTATAATATGTGGCTGACATCATTATATATAAGGGATTAGCTGGACTATTCCAACCTACATTACCTGTATTAGTTTGGTCTACACCACGCATATAAGATTGCCCATTAGTCACATACATTGTTGTACCTCCATTTCCAGTTGCAAGAGCATTTGAATGTCCTATATTAGCTAGTGTATATCCTTGTCCTGAAGTCATTGGGAAAGGTAAATTAGTAATTCTTGCTGCACCACTTCCTGAATTAATTATATTTAAACTGAGATAGCAAGAAACATGAACCACACCTCCAACTTTAATATATTTGGCGTAGTTTATTGTTACACCTATATTTGGGCTACCTCCTGTAGCATCACATTGCGGATTCCAACTACCTTCTTCATAATCGTCAAGTTTGTTAGCTGCTGCTGTACCGCCTACATAAGCACCGCCTGAAAGGTAGAGGTCTTTGAAACGTCTATCAGAATATCCAATATCTATAGCCGCATCACGCAAAGCATTAGTAGAAGGGTTAAATGGTGCTATTATTTCGTTGTCCTGAAAAACTAATCCTGTGTCGGCAGTTCCAATAGTTAAGTCATTGGAGTTACCTACACCAATACTACCTACGTTTGCAACAGTTCCACTAGCTTCTTTATAAAAGTTTACGATTACTCCGTCATCAGTTCTTCTTCGTAAATTTAAAGCTTGAGCAGAGGCTCTTGAGATATCTGTTCTACCATCAGAATAGTGTGACACTCCATCATTTGTGCCACTAGCAGCATTAACAGTCGTTCCATTGAAGAAAGTAACTCGGTCATCTCCTCCATTAACAAAGATGGCGTTTGCGTTGCCGTTAGATTCAACTCTAAAGTCCATATCAATAGAATCATCATTGATAGAAAATTCACTTGTTGTACCATTAGAGTAATATTTCCAAAGACCAGTCAAACTTCCGTCTTTCATTATATCTAGCTGTATACCACCATCTTCTGTTCCGTCTGTATTATCCCTAACCCTAGCTAGCATACTTGCATATACAACGTCTTGAGAATTGTCGTTACGACCTTCCCAATCTAACTGACCTATATTATCTCCATCTGCAGGTGAACTAGAATTTCTGTATAGTCTTAAATTAGGTCCACTATTAGCATCAGCATCAGTAGATGTTAGAGTTAAATTGTCAGAGTTATCGGCTGTAGTAATAGTAGTTACACCTGCTACCGCTAACGTACTGTCCAACGTAGTAGCACCTGTCACATCAAACGTACCTGCTATGTCTATGTTGGTGTCTATCTTCGCACTGGTGACTGCGTTGTCTGCGATCTTAGCTGTGGATATGTTGCCATTAGCAATCTTAGCTGTGGTGACTTGTAGGTCTGCTATATGTACTGTGTCTATAGAGCCATCAACGTACTGGTCTGAATCTACAGAGTTGGCTGCCATCTTACCTACTGTGATCTGTGAATCTGCTATGTGGGCAGTGTCTATAGAACCATCTGTGTAGTGTTCTGAGTTTATAGCGTTATCGGCAATCTTAGCACCTGTAACAGCATCAGCGTTTATGGCTGCGGTTACTACAGCGTTGTCTGCCAGTTCAGCAGCAAC